TCGGCGTCCGGGGTCCATGCGAGTGCGGCATCCAACATGGGGGCAACGCGGTGCGGCCTCGCTAAAACGGGAATCAGAATGGTGAGTTCGGTCAACTAACCAGGTTCTCGAGATAGTCTTCCGTCGCGGTCGGGGTGCGGACCTCATAGTTGAGGTTGCCGACCGTGCGACGAACAATGCGACGTTCAATGGCGTTCAGGGTGAACGCTGCGGAGTTGTCCCTGCCGAAACTCTTTTGGTACTGGTAAGACCCGATCTGCTCGGACAGGGAAGTCAATCCTTCGCTGTTAGCCATAGCGCGGCCAACCAGCTCAACACAAAGCCCCTTCAGGATCGTCGGTACCGGATCAAGCGCGGCAGCCCAATCATCATCCTTCAAAGCCGCATCCGCAATCGAAGCGGTCGCGTAATCAAGCAGAACCTCCACCGAATCCTCCTCGGCAGAGGTGAAAGTGCGTCCCTGACGGGTCGCCACATCAGTAACCGTTGCGAAAGCCACGGGCGCTCCTTTCAGGGAAACACAACGAGGCGCACCGCGACCGAAGCCACGGTGCGCCCCATGTGATTACGAGGTGTAACCGCCCAGATTGTAAATACAGGCGTGCTTCCGCTCATTGCCATACTCCAGGCCAATCTCGCCGTAGAGCTGGTACTTATCCGAAGCGCCGGTCTTCGCCAGTTCCTCAACGAAGAAATGACCCTTACCCGGAACCTCAAGGAACACCGGAGACAGATCCTCGAGGGAGAGAATCAGCACAACGTCACTCGGAACGTGACGGTTCAGCATCACATTCAGGTTGCCGAAGTCAGTCTCAATCGACTGAACATTCACGCCACCAACATTGCGAGTCTCGAACCGGTAACCATCGGTCGAATTGATGAACTCCTCAGTCAGCACACGCTTCTGAGTCGAACCAAGCATGATTGTCCTGGTTTCGGAATCCATCAGGCCACCGTTGTCATAGCATTCCTGCATCGCATCAAGAACATCGTCCTTGGTGAGAACAGTGTCGCCGGCGTTCACAACATTCGTGTCAATGGCGTCAACGAGACCACGAGTACGGCGAGCGGTCGAGTTATTCGCCGGCTCATTGAACGTGCCGGTAATGAACGTCTTCTCAACATCCCTGGCAACCTGCTTCAGATGCAGACCGAGCTGATGATTCACCTCATCAGTGACAGGGTTAGTGCCAAGACCAGCCTCACCATACGGATGGGACGAACCATTCGCGGCAATCTGACCCGTAGCGGCCTGCTTCGTGTACGAAACAGTCAGTGCTTCCTGATGAACCTCAACAACGTTCCGAACATTCGCCCGGACACGCGCCTCAGCGGTAGGAGCATCCGCACCCTCAAGGCGCTGACGGTCATCCGCCGCGTCCCGAAGATCCTCAGTCTGCCAGCTCCAAACGGTGCTAGCAATGCTCTTGCCGCCAGTCAGACCGCCAATAGCGGAAAGCAGCGGAGTGTCCTGCGGGGTGATGTTGAAAAGTTCACCCGTGTAATTAGGAAGATCGAAAGTATCTCCCATTCCTGTAATACCGGCCATGATCGGCCTCCTTTGTCAGTGAGTTAGGACTTAGGCCCAATCAACTTGTGGGCCTTCAAATCCATTGCTTTGCGGTAATCGCCCGCCGCTTCCGCCTCACGGATCTGCTCATTGAGATCCTTCGGGGTTACAGGGGTGCGAGCGCCGCCATCACCGGGAGGGGGCGTTTCGACCGGGAGCGTTCCCAGGTCTTCAAGAAGAGAAACGGCATCAGCCTCAATCTCCTCACGTGTCTCCCCCGTCAACCTTGCGGCCAACTTAGGAGGAAGACTCTTTTCGGCGGCAACCTCAGTCCGAAGCTGCCTAACCTCAAGTTCATGGACACGGGCCTTATGGGCTTCCGCCTCCTGTTTCGCTGCCTGAAGCGCCTCTTCACGCTTCTCGTCCTCGGACTTCTGTGCGTCCTCAAACTCCTTCACCCTGGCCTCCGCAGCAAGACGCGCCTCACGTTCAGCCTTCGCCTTGTCACGCTCCGCCTTGATCGCGTTACTAACCGCGTCAGGGTTCTTCGCCTGAGCGGCAATATCAGCCACATCGGGTTCAGCATTGATCGGTGCTTCCACGGCATCAGCCGCAGGGGGTTCTTCACCCACCGGGGGTGTTTCAACATCAGCCATCGAGGCTCCTTAGAAATAGACGCTACGAAGCGTCAGTTACAGAGAAGTGAACTGCTCATCCGGACTACCAAGCACCGGACCAAGCTCACCATGTGCATTCACCGCCACCCCATTAGGGACAACGGCCTTATCGGCATTGAACTTCGCCAAGTTATTGCGGTTAGCGAACCCTCGCGTGTAAACGACCGGTTCCACACCGCACCCGCAGAAAGGATGAATAGGCATTGGGGTACTCGTGCGGAACTGAGCCCCGTCAAGCATCAAACAAAACTGGCAAGCATCCCCATCCGCTACGCGCTGATACCCGGCAATATCCGGGTCAATGTCACCGACCGCGCTCAACGTGTTCCGCATCGACAGTTGAACATCCGTCACCGCCGAACTCACCGCACGGGCAAGGCCACTGTTCACCGCCTCCACATACGGACGGCCCTGAGATAGCCCCTGCCACACATGAATGAACGGGCGGGTATAAACCTCCTCCGGCGAAGTGCCGGCCCTGGCCGCCGAACCGATCAGGTCCGCAGGATCAACCCCAACAACGGGACGATCCAACGCCGCCTCGAGATACGCCGTCGTTAGAGCAACCTCCTGGCGTTGCGCCGCCAAAACCACGGGAACCACCTGAGCCAACCAGCCCTCCAACGACGGACGGTTGTAATCAGGCAACGAACCCCAAATACGTCGAACGGCAGCCTCAGTGGACTGCCTAAGCCACTGGTTCAGCAGTATCTGACGGTCCGCCAGCGCCATCTTCCACCCGGTTAGCCGCGTTCAAATCCGTTGAGGTGTTGTTCACCCCGAAAATGTCGTTCTGAAGCCCCTCTTCAACCAGCATCGTCTTGAAACGCCCGATCTGTTGAGGCGAATAACCAGCGTCGGCCCACAACTGCTCCTTTGGAACCCCAATCGCCAGCTTCTTCACCAACGAATCCACATACTCCGACTCAGAACGCGCCTCAGACGGTGCCCAATCCACCTCAGCGGACATGTCACCCGCCCGCTCATCGTTCATCCACGCAAAAGCAAGCCTTATCGCCTCCTCAAGCGCCTCCCCATACGAAGTCTTCTTGCCGTTCACCTTCGACGCCAACCCGGCCTCGGCGGCCTTCAGCGCATCACCGGACACGTTCGTTATCTGACCAAGCAGGTAGTGAGGCGGGGTGCGTGTACGGGCCGCGAGGGACTGCACACGCTGCTCAATCGCCTTGATGTAATTCGACAGATCAGAAGCCTGGAACTCCCCGAACTTCACGTTCTCCCCATCACCAACCCACAAACGGTCAACAGCAGCCTTGAACGGCTCAATCGGGTTGCCGTCCTCATCCTCAGGCACCTCGAGGCCAGTCACCCAACGCTGCTTGAACGCCGCAACCTCAGAAGTCACCATCAGGTCAGAAAGGAGCTTGTTGATCTGATCGACCGTCGAAATGATGTCAGCCATATCCGACCTACCCAACCCAACATGCGCGTAAGCGTTCACCCCATGCGGCAACTGCGTAACCGCCGTCGCAGGGCGACACGGAAGCATCTGAGGATCATTCACCACCGGAACCACCGGAACCACACCCAACCTGTTCACGCCGGCAGGACGCCGCACCTTCCACCCATTGTCCTTACGGACGAAATAATGAATTGAGTCCGGCAGGTAAAGGGTTGCGAGTTCCTCCCCGAATTCATCCTCCCAATGCTTCAACGCCGCAGCCCGCCTGCGCCGATCCCCCGCCACACGAGCAACAATCATCTGCGAAGCAGGCTCCGTCGTAATACGCGGAACCGTGGCCTCCGACCGGCGTGAGAAGAACCGGCCAAAAATGCCGCGAGGGGCATCCTCCGCCTCGGGCCACACCAACAGGTAAGACTCACCATGCTTAGACGCCTCCGTGAACCCCAAAGACGCATCCGCATCCAACTGATTCTCCTGCCAAATCCGCCACGCCTCAGAATCCCCCTCCTGGGAACCACCAAACCTGAAACCCTGAGGCTTCAAACGTTCACAAGACGAACCGATCACCAACGGAATCCAGTTATCAGAAATCGCGGCGAGCATCTGCCCGAACGCCTCCCGATACGAACTAGAAGCAAACGTCATCTTATGACGGCCCTCAAAATAATCGTTCTGAAGCCACACAAGCGACTGACGCCTGTTCTTCTCAGCAATGAGACGTTCCACCCACCAAAGGGGCGAACCCACATCAGCGGACACCTCAGATGAAACCAATGGCACTTCAACAGCCGTGCTAGGTGGAGTAAGCGCCATAAGGGCTCCTTAGAAAGTAATGAGGCGGCCCCGTTTCTTCTTCAGGACACCCGAATTGATTGCGTCGCCGCGAGCCCTCCACGAAAGGGCCGCGCAAATCGCCAGGTCAATCTTGTTCGGGGACTTAGCCCCGTCCTTGCCAATCAACCAAAGAAAATGACCATCATCGTCACGCATGTTCGTAGGACGCCGCACCGAATTGCCAACATGCCGGACAAGCGACTCATCGCCATCATGCGACATAACCCCCGGCCTCATATCCGACCGGAACTCCCTCAAAGCAAAAGCCGTCTTCTTACGGTTATTCGTCCAGTAATAATGAACAACCTCAGACCCATACTGGCCCGCCCACCGATCAATTGACTCCTGCCAATACGGCGGATCGGCATACATCCGCCAAACCCTCCACTGACCGAAAATCGCGGCAACAGCCTCGTTCACCTCAACCACCGGAACCATCCAAGAATCATCATCCGGAGGAAGGTTCCTGGGTCTCTCCCACACGCCCGCAACATGCTGATGCCCCGTCTCAACCTCCGTCACAACCAGGCCGGTCGCATCGTTGTAAAGCGAACCGTCAAACCCGACAGTGACAAGCGCCCCACGGGGAATCTCATGGTCAGAAACGAGCTGCTTATACACCTCAACATCAAACGCCCGGTCAGCACCCGCAACAATCCGATTCAGAAAGAACCGTTCCGCCTGGTTCGGATCACGAGGCAACAACTCCTCAATCTCCGCCTCAATCCGGTCAAGATCAACCCACGGAGCGCCCGCATAAGCATGTTTCAACACCTTGCGGCGCTCACGCTTATTCCGAATTGACCCCTCCAACGGTTCCGGATAATCAACCAGCACATCAGGCATGTCAGCCTCAAACGTGACCTGAGCAACCGAACTCTCAGCCGGGTCCCAAGCATTCGTTGTTTCCAACGACCTGCCCTTCATGCCCGCCAGGTTCCGGCGCTGAGTATCCGCCAGCTTCATGCCGCCGTTGTGTTCCGTCCACGAATGCGTTTCATCATGCAGCGCGAACGTCAACCGCTGACCAAGCCTTGACAGAGCCGCACTCGTCACCGGCTCAATCACGCCCGAAGAACCATTCCCCCCCGAAACATTGATGCGCGTCTTACCCGTATCAGGCACCTCCGCGCTCAACTCCCCCAACTCAATCATCGGAACCAACGCCGTCCACACATTGTCCGTCTGATCCTCAGACACGGCAACAACCTGAATCCACGGAGTCGGCCACGGCTTCCCAACCGCCAAATCGCCGTCAAAGTGGTCGAACCTGACCGGACCCGCCGCCTCCGCACAAATAATCGCCGCAGACAACGGCCCCTTCCCCCACTTCTGCGAACGAACCATCAAAGCACGACGAAAACGAAACTTCCCATCCCGATCAACCGCATAAAACCAATTTACGAAATGCTCCTGCTCATCCGTCAGAAGAAACGGCTCACCCGCCTGCTCACCATCAGGAATCGCGCAATTCTGCTCGATCCACTCACAAACCCCATACCCAAGCGTGAACTCAGGAAGCTGTGGCGGGGGCGGAAGCCGCACGGGCCTTCAGCTTCTCCATACGCTCCGCAGCAGAACCACGCTTCTCCTCGAGATCCACAACCTCCGGTTCCGCAATCCTCCAACGCCTATCCTGCCTGCCCTTCGGGGTCAAACCCAAAACATCCCGCAACTGACGAACCTCAGTGGCCCGACCCGCAGAATCCGGGTCACGAACCCAACCCTCCATCACATCCGCCAAATGCTCCACAAGCTCAACATCGCCAGGCGACCACATGGTCGAAGCCGGATCAGACCACCACGCCTTCCAAGCCCGCTGCGTTCTCGGACTCCAAGAACCACGGCCCTCACCACGAACAGGCATCTTCGGTGGCTTCCCGGTCGGCTCACGAACAACCGTCCAATCGCCACGCTGCTTCTCATTCCTATTCCGCCTCTGAGACGCAGGTTTCGGTGCTGGTCCTCTGCCGGCCATCGCGGCCTCCTTAGGGTCACGGACCCGGTAGGTAGTTGCTACAACAACAAAATCTGAGACTTGTACGCGGGAGGAATTCCT